GAGAGTGGAACAATGACACTAAGTGCTGTAAATGCTTGTGGAGAAGGATCTCAATCAAACGGCGTTATTGTACCAGCATCGCCTTATTAATCTTCAATATAAGATACTTGTAAAATGCCTGGTGAACCTGGTAATAAGCAGTTTCCACAATCGAGTATTGTGTCTCTAGCAGATGTTGGGATGTTGAAACTACCCCTATAAAACGGTGATTTAGATACTATAATTTCATCTAGTCCGCCACTAAATCCTTCTGTGGTTAATCCCCATCCATCAGATGATGAAAAATCATAGCCGTCAGTACGTGGATATGCCCCTATAATTAGATAGTCTGAATTTAATACTAGACTAGCGTTATGATATTGTTCGTCTTTTTCTATACCATTAATAAAACAACTAATATAATTGTTTGATCTTGACACTGCTATATGAGTAAAGGAAGATGTTGATACAGACAAACCGGTAGCGATTACTATATCAAATAAATTCCCTTTATTACCAGTAGCAAATGCTATCTTATTAGCATGATGATATATTTTCCAGCTATGGTTGTTGCCGGATTCTGAAGAACAAGACAAAAGTGTCTGTGGAGATGTTGGTGATCCGCTGTTGGGCTTAAACCATAACGACAGCGTAAAATTACCATTTAACGACCAAGATGATGATTCTTTTTGAACCACATGCATGTGAGGAAACGTTGTGAATCCTATATGTGGATTGTTTGTTAATGTAGTGAGAGTGCCTGGGAATTGCCAATAATTAGAAAAAGCTCCGCTTCCTAGAACTCCGGTAGCAACATAATCAGTAGCATAAATAGTGTCTATTCCATAACAACCAGTAATAAGAATAAAATTTCTATCAGTACTATCCAAATTAGTATACATAATTAAGTCGCAATCATTGTCCACTCCACCAGAAGGAATAATAGAATTGCTTAGAGTAAATTCTCCTGTACCTATATTATTAACAGCAGCTACTTGAAAATGATAGGTATTATTATTAGTTAGAGGTACTGTTCCTGAGATTGCAGATCCCACCCCATCAGAATATGTAATCCAAGAAATATCTCCTGTCTGTTTATATTGAATGATATAATCAGTAATTGTTGATTTACCATTATCTGGTTCTGTCCAAGATAAAACCCCTAGTGAATCTTTGTCTCTAGCAAAAACACTACTGATAGTTTTGGGCTCGCTTGGTGGAAGTTCATAACACAAAACATCACACGTCAGATAAGATAATGGAGAAGTCCTATTGGGTTCTAAATTATAACATAATATATCATTTACTAAATAAGAATGATATACTTTCTCTGATAGCACAGAATTATAGGTTAAAATATCAGCATTAAGATAGCTAACTATAGTTTTAAGAGTTGGATCTGTATATGTTAAAATATCTGCTGATAAATAATCATGAATGACATGGTAGATGTATTTTTCCGCATATTTTGTTGAGAAACCATAAAAAGGAGGTAGAATCATGACTATGGTCCGCTATTAGATGCTGTTGTATCTCCAGACAGTATAATAACATTATTAGCGACCTTCAGAAGTGTACCTATAGAATATTGGCCTACTAAATTTTTATGACTATATCTATTAGCTATTGTGCCAGAAAATCTTACTTGTCCGGAATTCAATTGAACAACTAAACAATTAAAGCCTGTAGTAATTTCGTTTGAAAAACTTACATTAATAAAAGATGAATTGTAGTCTAATACCACAATTCGACCATTATCTGATTGTGTAATCGTATAATTATTTGTGTTTTGTATATTTAATGCGGCGGAAAATCTACTAAGAGAACCATCTCCCAAATACTGATTTCCATTTAAAAAATTATCTCCAGAAATTCTTGCAAAATCACCGGTACTATATGTAGAAATGGTGCCTAAGCCTAAAAATGTTCTTTGTAATGCTGTGGTTTCCTGAGACAATAGATTTTTACTGGCGTTGCTGATATTAATCGTACTAAATAAACCAGAAGAAGTGCCATAAAGCAAGGTGCCTGATATAATATTAGCTCTAGAAATACTATCCAAAATAGGGCTATAGGCCTGGGTATACTGTCCTATATTTAATCCGGTAACACCGATAGTCAATCTATTAAAATCGGGATCCTCGTAATTAAGCTGTATATAAGAACCAGCATCAAGTAATGCGTCTACTCGATCATCTATAGTTTCTGATAAATTGGTAATATCCGAAGGAATATGATTATGAGATATTGGTGCATAAACACCGCTTGTGGTTGGGGATGCTATTGTAATTAATTGATTAATAGCATCTATATTAATAGTTGTACCGCCGCTACCAGTAATAGCTATAGTATGGTCATAGCCGCTTAAGCTAAATTGATTAGTAAAATCTGTAAGCCTTAAAATAGAAATTCCTGATCCCGGAGGACCAGGTAAGCCACTAGGACCAATAGGTCCAATTCCACCGCTCGGTCCAACGGGTCCAACTAAACCAATTCCCGGAGGGCCTTGTGGTCCAGTAAAACCCTGTAAACCTCTTTCTATAGTAATTATCGAAATAGTATTAATAAAATTATCATTAATATTAACAGTAGACAAATTAACTTCTGTATCATCAGTAGATTGTCTGATAATTAGTTGATTGTTAATAGGTTGTGCTATATTGAGTATTGCCATAATTATGCTTGTCTATTAATAGTAATAGTATCACTACCAGAATCATCATATACTAAAATATCAAATGAACTGATAATACCAGGACCCCAATTTGCTCCATTACTAGAGGACAATGTAATTGTAGTTAATCCGGTTGTAGAATTATATGTGTCTTTATTTGTATTGGGCTGGAACCTATTAAATCCACAGTATGTCCAATTGCCTAATCCTGTTCTATCTATTTTAACCTTCATGCGTTGTGATAGAGCCGGATAAACGCCTCCATCTATATTTAATGTTACAGTCCAGGAATTTGATGATTGTCCCCAAGATACTGTGCTACTAACTATTGATAGTGGTTTACCAACATTCATAATACAATCTTTATAGAAAGCTTTTGGTCTCCAGCCAAGAACAAAAATAGGAGCCAATGGATTTTCTCTTGTTATTACACGATAATTATATTGACCATACAAAATATTAGGTCTACCAGATATCAAAAAGTCAAAATTGCCTTCTGTATTACTATCTATATTAGCTGGCATGATCTTAATATTATCTTCTATAGTGGAATGAATTTTAATAGAATCATTAGTAGAGAATCCTCTGTATATACCGGATGGGGTTGAACCGCCACCAGCTATAAGCACTAAACCTGTATTAGAAATAGAGTTAACCGATAAAATAGTAGCTTTATCTTCCATAGTATAGAATACGCTACTAAATCTATCACTATATTGTGATGTAATTTTATCTAGAATAATATTTGTTGTGGCCTCGGTCATAGATAAATTATTATGTCTAATATAAATTAGGTTACCACTTAGATCTATGTTGGTGATTCTTGTTACTGGTTTAAGATCAATATCTAGATTAAGACTTTGACTACCATAATTTTTGCTAAATACTATTGGACGAGTACCCATATTAGGAACAGACAGTCCGCCAAGATCAAAATTACCACTAGTTAGACCAGTAATAAAAACATCTAGTATTTGTGTTGGCTGGAATGGCGGAGTGTATGTTACAGTAACTTCTACTAAGTTATTTACATCGAATACTTCATATATATCTGTTTGACCTGGAGAGCTATTTATACTTGCTATCCAGTCATTGCGAACAACTAATGAGGTTGGAGCAGAATAGTATCCTGCTGTTTTTGTAAAATCTGGGATATTGCCGCTGTTGTTGAATTTACGAGACACGACACTATTAAGTATAATTCCAGAAATACTAGGCAAATACGAACTCGAAGACCATATGCTACCATTATTACCAGAAATTGATAATAAATATGGATAATTAGTATATCCGTCTGGACATAACCCTCCTATACAAATATCTGTTGGTATATACCCGCCAAGGGCTAGTCCACGAATTCCATACTGTCCATTCAGGCTATTGTAGTTTATAAGTTCTCCACTATAAATATTAAACGTATCTGGATAGGATATTGTTACAGCTGGGAACGAGTTTTCCGTTGGTATATCTCCTAATAATCCAGCTTTATGTACCCAAGAATATATGCTAGGCGTGGCTGTTGGATTAGTGTTTGGATCGAATGTTGGAAATGCACCACCGGCACAACTATAATCTATTCTAAATGTAGCTCCTTTATTATTTGCGCTTTGTGCCAATGTGCTTGATGTTAGTCTGATGGGAGCACTATTCTGGATAGCCACAGAAACTGATCCGCTTTGAATAGTACTATTACTGACTAAATTGGTAACAGTATAATAGGCAGTGCCAGCCCTTTCGTTTTGCGGCTTGTTTCTTTCAATAATAGAATCTCCATAAGCTAATCTAGAATTTAAAGAAAATGTTGTTCCGTCGTCTCCATATGAACGATTAGCTAGTGGTGGAGGGTCCGTGATTTCTATATAAATTGGGGGTAATGATACCCCACTAAATCTTACAAAACCTGTCTCTGGACATGTTGTATATTTAATTTCTGCTAGTCTAGATGTATCATCAACAACATTATATCTCAGGCCCGTTCCAAAAGTATCAGATGATGCAAAATATCCCCCAGTAGGTATATAGCCACTAAAACTTGGAGAAACAAAACCATATATACCATATCTACCTTGAAGATCAGCAGCAACCCTGCCATTACCTAAAACACAACCCTCTGTACTAAGAGTAACATCACCAACATTAAATACTGTTGCTAAATCAGCTATTGCTTTAACAACAGGAGTTGAGATAACAATCTCTGCTATTCCTGTGTGTGGGGAAGAAATACTTTCGTTGCTCTTAATATAAAATGAATTTAATGGAACATGATTAGGTAAGCCGGTCAGGGATGTAGCTTTTTTAACATAATAATTACCATCATTATTATTCAACTCTAGCATGTTGAAATAAATAAAAGAATTATTTTGTATATTAGTATATTGAGCACTATGGCTGGCCACTGGATGTAATACAAGAAAGTCTGTTGAGGTACTGTCTGCGCCACTATACATAACAGGAAATTTTGCACAGTGCGGGCTGAATGGTATGGTTGAATAACATGTCATTTCTAAAACTGAAGCTTCTGGTTGTTTAACCGTTATACCACCCATAGTAATCTTGTCATTACCAGTAGATGGTGTGAATATAGGATCGGCATTTTCAAAATATAAAGTCATATATATATTAGGCGCCATTGGTGTAACAGAGGTGCCGAATATAATTTCTTGTGTCTTTTTCTTGCCTCTCGCGTCGATAATTGTGAGATAGAATTTATCAGGATACTCAGAAGAACCACTTGGTGGATAATATGATACAGACCCTTGTATGGTCAGTACTCCGCTATTCACATTGTCGTAGTGTGGAGCATTGAATAAGTTGCCTTCTGGTCCAGAATATTGTATTGAATATGTTAAACCAGTTGGTAAAGATCCGCTAGTAATTATACCGCTTAAACCAGTTGGTATTGGGCATACAGATCTATTAGCTGGTCCAAATTTATAGACATTGAAATAAGAATCGCATCCTGGTTTAATAGCTGTTTTAATATTAAACTCTGGTGCCGACCCTTGAACAATATTCGGAACGGGATGGTCCTGTGTGGTCGGGATATAAGTAAATACAGACTGAATACTATCAGATGGTTCTATGTAAATAGGATTATTTGCTAAATTAGTATCTATAGCAATGATAGAGAAGTCTAACTCTCCAGAGAGTAGACAGGATGGGTCTCCACTAAAGCTAAAATTCCAAGATTTGTCTGCTGTATTAAATAATGGCTGTGTTGCTATGCATTTATGTAGCTGTGAATTTGGAGGCAAGTCTGTATTGTATAATGGATCTAGTCTTGGATCATAACCACTACACACAGTTGGTGTTCCAGAAAGAAAAATAGAGGGCGGGTTTTGTGGGGATTGAAGTCCAAAAATTGTTTTGAAATTAAGCTGCCATTTTTCTCCTTGTTGAACAATTAAACCTGATTCTGGTGTGAATGGAGTATTTTGATTTCCATTATTTATTCCAGTGATTTTAATCGGTAAACCTTCTACAATATCTAAGTTGTTATTTTGTAATTCAAGTAGATTTACTTTAGCTACGGCTGTAATTTTATCATCGGCTATTCCTTTGCATTGTAGAGTTAAGGATGGGTATTGAGAATTAGTATCTACAATCAATCTGGCATCCCATTTATCAATTAGTTTATTACCAGTAGCATAGAATTCCCATATATTTAAATTACTATCAAATTGCATAGAAGCTTGATTCGGAGATATAAATAAGCTATTGTTGCCAGCAAAAGTAATTTGATTCGACGCCTTGTTGCCAGAAGCCTTGTCAACTATATCTGCGTTTATAAAAAATTCATTATTTGGAGTAGTATATATATTTGATTGAATATAATTAATAGACTTAGTATGTTTATAAGTTATATTAAATGAACCAGTAATAGAACTAGCAATCTGATCGTCGGCTGTAAATTTAATATTATATGTTCCCGTATTAGCAGCATATCTGCCATAAATATCGGGCTTGCCTTCTAATAATACAATCCAATAGTTTCCATTTTCATTATATCTGTATCTAACTTTATAGGATAAATCTATATTAGAATTATCTCCGATAGATGGAGTATTATATAATTTAACTCTGGGTGGCTTATCTGGTCTGTGTTTTATTACGCCTTCTTGTAGTGCAAATTCATAGGTCCAGGGTTGATCAAGACTAAATATACCTGAACTACTAGAATTGTAGTAATAGCTAACCATCATAGGTCTATAAAAAGTTAAATTAAAGTTATAAGTGCTTGAGCTATAATTTACAGTCGATGGTGATCCATCGACGTATAGATACTGATTAACATTATAAGAGAATTGACCACCCGCAATATATTTTGTCTCAGATAAATATGAGCTATCTCCAGTATTTTTAGGAATTACTGTAGCAATATATCTGTTTGTATCTCCGTCCCAACTAATGCTAGTTGTGGTATTAATACCAGGAGCAGAAAAGAATGTGCTGGGATTAGCGACTTGTTCATATACAGGAATATAAAAAGATATATTTTGTAGCTGGCTAATATCTACATAATAATCAGTTTTTACTTTATTAAGCGTTGGAACAAACGGGGGTCTATCATTTAAACTGCTCAAAATCTTTATCGTTCCGGTGCCGACAGCAATAGTTTCGCTAGTATAGAAATCAGCAAATCTAATAACAGGATTCCAAATGCCAGTGCTGAATGGTATTGTGCTGCCTCCACCACCTGCTAATCGATATCCTTGAACACTAATAGTAGATGCGTCTCTAATATCAATATCGTAACTAAAGTCATTTGGTGTTCCAAAAAGAGTTATACCTTGATTACCAGGAAAGTCATTAAGCAGATCCAGTCCTGTGGTATCGAAATTTAAAAACCATTCGGTGTCTGACGTTGTGAAGTATCCAGTAGGATATGTTGTATTAACAGATTTTTTATCTTTAATAATCATATTAACTGTTTTATAGCTATCTCCAGTTTCATCTCTAGCTATAATTGTTAAAGGATATACTCCTGTTTTATTCATTGGTATAATTTCTACTCCGATATCCCAGCCAGAACCAGCTCTATAACCATATAGCAATGGAGAGGCATTTGTGAGTGTTCTGTAGGACGCCAATCCAGATATATAAATTTTTGGTATATTGACTGAAGCTGGAGTAACAAGCATTGGCGAACCACCGCTGGTGCTAATTCGAATTGTCTCTCCTAAAGAATCGGAATAGATTGTAAAATTTTCTCCAATATTATCGAATAACATGCCTGTATTGTTGTATATAGACAGATTAGTAATTCCTATTTTGTCTTTATTGTTATAAATAATATTGGTAGTATCATTATTAAATTGTAAAGCATAGCCAGAATAGATTGGTATATTTTTCACTAAATGGAATAAATGAGTCCATTTTTTAGTACTTGAATCAAAGTAATTAATACTATTTTGCACCAATTGGGTATTTAGACCTACTGCTAAAGACTGAGTAATAAAAGTATTATCAATATTAGGATACAGATGGGTTTTAATATTATATTTGCTAGGAATAATATATACTAAACCAGATGAGCCAACTAAAGAACTATTATAGTTGGGACTAATAGATATTTTATTGCTATTAATAAAATCTGTAATTCTATAAGTTGTACTAATAGACGATGCAACTGAATCAAAATCAAAATAATAAGAATCATTAGAATTTAAAGAAGCAAACGATGATCCCAAGTATGGAGTGATAGTGACACATAATTTATTAGAATTACAAATTTTTTCGTCCGCAAATACCGCATAAACACCGGTTAGTGGGCTATTTGAAATGACAGCATCCACATCTTGTGGCCATCTGGCAGTATACCCTCCATAAGACTGTAAGTAGATATTATTGTAGTTAATTAAATCAAATGTACCAGAGTAGTGAGGTATAAATGAAATCGTACCAATGTTTGGTAAAAATCCAGTTCCAGTGCCGAATGGTAACAGATGACGAACCGTATTTTCTCTTAAGCTTGCATATTGGTAGTCATATATACTGCTGGGGATACTTAATGATCCATCCAAAGATATACCAGTAATAGAATATAATTGATTTACTGGATTAATTTTTTGTATAAATCTTGCATAACCAGATGAAACAGGCATTCGATTTAGATCTTTAATACGCAGCTGTTCATTTTCCAAGCAGTAGCTTTTCACAGAACTAAGATTATCTATAACTATTAAATTACCATTATAATAAATTGTATTGTTTTTATTATATGGTTTATTAGTATTACAATACTTTGTACTAGTAGATATAGATGGTAATATATAAAATGAATTAGATAATGGTTGATTATTACGAGGATAATATAGCTTATCAGTAAATATTGGTATTGCAGAATCGAGCAGTAGGCCTGGAGTATTAACTGTGTTTTCTACGTAAGTATTTAATTGTAGATAGTTAAAATTACTTGTGGTATTGCCATTTAATTCTATTGTAATTGTATCAAATCTTGTAACAGGAATAGTGATATCAAGGTTTCCAGATAAGCCGTTAGTTCCTGTTGTGAATATTGGAGTAACACCAGAGACAACTCCAAGATCCGCAAGCTTATCAATAAGAGTTTGTTGGGAGTATGTGATTTTTGTAATACTGAATCCGGAATCTTCCGACGATGTTTGTATACCTCCAAAAATTTTAATAGTATTGGTATTGTGTCCTAAGTACAAAAATTGTAACATTTTATTAGAACCACTAGTACTAATAATATCTGTAATATACCATCTTTCTGGTGAGCCAACGCCTTTCATGTTAAGATATGGTATATTATTTATGTGATTAGTAAAACCAGTAGAATAAATATGATAAAAATCGACATATCCAATATCGGTTGGTTCCGCTCTTCTTACTGTTCTAATACCACTACTCCACTGTTGATTACCACTATTAAAAATAGAAGCATAGCCTATTCTAGTATCGTTAAGTGTTCCCGTAGTAGATATGATCTTATGATATCTGGGAATAATACCAGTAAAAGAGTAGCCGGAATTATAGTCTAAATATTGATGTCCTGTAGTCTTAGACAAATTGTCATTATAGTTCAAAATAAATCCACGATCTAGTCTATTGGTCAGATTAACATCCAAATAACAGGTACCAGAAGAGGATGCAGCAAATATATCTGTTATAAAACTTAGTCGCTCTTTATTTTCTGGTTGTAGAACAGCTGCTGATCTTTCGAGTAATACAAAATCTTTATCTGGAACATCGTCGATATTTCTAATTGATAAATTTTCTTTAAATACTTTGAAGCCAGTGTTATATGTAGCATTATGATCCCAAATCATAGAAGGCGATAGTGGCTGAAAATTACTAAGACGAATATTATCAAAAATAGACACAATTCCAGTTGGTAAATTCAAAGATAGAATTTTTGTATCTTTACGATATTCGAACGTAATATTGGTATATGTTGAAGAAAATTCTTTATCCAATTTTCTAACATCATAAATAATTTCGTGATCATGGAACAATGAACCAAAAAACTTAAAACCATTAGTCATATATGTACCAGAAACAATACTATCTAAATATTCATCACTTTTTAATAGATACCTAGCATTGTCTGATGAGACAACTTTTTGACCGCTAACACCAATAATATCAAACAAATAATTTTTGGGTAATCTTGCACTATTAGTATTGTATACAGAATTAAATTTAATTGGTAATCTATTTACATAGTCGGGACTCTTGATAATTTGTTCATGGTTTCTGTCTAGATTTAAGCGTATAGAACCAGTATGAGTAACAACCCTGTTAGACGGATAAAGGAATAAATTTCTAACCTTTATTGTGTTAGATGTTGAGGAAAGTACGTCTGTGTATGTATCGGTGCGTGGAAATAAAGCGTTTGCTTGATTAGACAATGCTTCGTATAGATATACATAGTCATTAATTCTTAAATCTTTATTGAAATCTTTATTTGAAGTAATAGTGATATCATTGGCCGCAAATGATGTATAAAATGTTGCTACTCCAGTAACATACTGAGAACCAACAAGATCATCGTGTACAACCATTCCATTAATAATAGAATTTGGTATATTGACAGGGCAATCTCCAGATGATAAACCCACACTATTGTACAGTGATTCCTCTGGAAAATAGTTATCATCTGCTGGAGCAATACCAGTGTACACAAGAAGACCAGAAGTAGAAGCCCGGTCATAAATATTGCTTAAACGTATAGCATATTCGTTTGTATATGCGTAATATGGCACCAGTTTACCCCAGCTGTAGTAGAAGTCTGGTTCCGTAAAACTTAATCCTGTAGGTCTATTTTCTAAATTGTCTTCATAGTATCCTAATGAACCATTATTGACTTCTGTTGCTGTATACGAGTATACTGTTGGATATTTTAATACTATTTGATTGATAGTACCAGGAAATAAAATATAGGCCGATCCACTGTGTGCTAGAATAGCATAGTCATGAACCAATCTATCGTTGTTTTCGCAAAGCAGTTCTTCTTCTAATAGTTCAGCAAATATTTTGCCATTATTTGGATATATTTTTGTTGTGTCTAATAATTCATATCTATTAGACAATTCTATCCTAGAACCATTTAACTTTTCTGTTTCTGGTATTAATCCAAAATTATCTTCTGTAGATAAGATAGCATATTCGAATGGGCTACTATTATAAAAATATCCAGTATAATTTCTATCATCAGTAATAAGTTGAGTTGTATCATTAGATCCAATTCCGTTTACATATAAAATAGGATTATTGATATGTTCTAAAAATGTCCAACTATCATAAGCATGTAATAAATCAGATCGTGCATAGTCTATATTAGAAACAAATAATCCTTCATTATCATCATCTGTCGGAGGATTAACAACTCTTAGTGGGTTGTAAACAATTCCTGTCGGGAGTAGTTCGATATTTTCTCTAAGATTGCGACGAATCCTAAAGGGATATGTGCTAAACCAAACTCTTTCATCAACAATGATGCCATTTATTTTTTCTTTATTTTCTGTTACGATTGAATAATTATTTTCAGTGGTAAAAAAAACATCTATTAATGTGACTGGATGTGTTATATATTCAAAATTGCTTTCATTGTCCCCGATAAGCGTATCGACTTCAGAAGATAGTGTATTTTCTAATTTTTCATCGAACAGCTTAGAATAGGATATCTTCTTAGACCATGCCACAGACTTTTGTGTATTATCTTTATATGCCAAGTAAGATAAATCATCTTCTATTTTTAGATCATCGATTGTTCCTTCTTGTTCAACCTTAAAAGAAAGTTGGGGAATTGAATATTCATGGTCTAATGCGTCATTATTTTCTGTTAAAACAAGACCCTTTGCTTCCTGTATAAGTCCTCTGCCCAAAATAATACTAAAATCACTAATTTCTTTTGCTCTAAGATTGGTTCCAAAACACTCGCTTAAGTTTTGCTCTCCTAAATATTGTCCAGTAAATACTGCAAAATCTCTATATGGTATATAGATATTATCAAAAATAAATAAATTACCACTAATTGGAGTTCCGCTTAATACTGTTGGACGATATGTTTTAGTGACTTTGGTGTTGCCAGATAATCCTATGCTAGGATCTGAAATAGGCAAAGATCGAGCAAAAACATTTGTGCCGATACCAAATAACTGGGGAGCACCGCTAAGTGTAACAATATTACTGAAAGTCTTAGTCGTTGGTTGAGCATGACGGAATAGGTCGCTGCCTTTCATAAAAATTCCAGACACGGAATTAGACGCAGAACCAAAGAAAATATAAGGATTATAACCACCATTAACTAATAATTCTCCAACTAATGTGTCCTTACTATTTTCTAGTACGGTATTTTTAGCAAGTTGAATAGAGTTGATCTTTAGTATTTCACTAATTCCAGAAGCTAAAACATTGGATGTTATAACTGGATTGCCAGAAACTTCTATAATAAGATTATTGAATGCATACAAACCAGAAGCGTCCGTGGCTTTAATATCTATTGAATACGATCCAATGTCGCATTGATCAGGGGTGCCGCTTAATACAAGATTAATAGCATCAAAAGATAACCATCTAGGTAGTGGGTGTCCACCCTTAATATTTGCTGAATATTGCAATACTCCGCTGTCTGGTTCCACAAACATATTACCTGGTAAACTATATACAAAAACATTATCGATAGGAATTCCAGTAGGTTCTAATACAATATTAACTTTTGGTATCTCATTGAGATTTTGTACATAAACATATAGAACTTGTTCGTAAAAAGAAGAAAAGTTTATATTTTGAGGTGTGCATCTTACTCTAATCGGGATAATATTATTATTCTCATAGTCTAAAGCTTCATTAGTATATAAAAAGTATCTATTTTTATCTCTAGTAATTCTAAATTTATTATTAAATTCAGAAAACGATCCATTAACTAACTCATAATTCATAGGAGCAGAGATAAAATCTAGTGGTTGATAATTTGTATCAAAAAGTCTTATACTTTGATAATTATCAATATTATATCTAACATAAACGCCGGTATGAACATTAATATCTGATAGAACTGAGCTATAATTACATGCTAAGTCTGTTCTGGCATATATGTCTACATTGCCACTATTATTAGTAAACAAAGGAGCAATTTCAATAGACTGACCATCTATGAGACGATCTATTCTTGTGGCGGTGGTGATAGAAAACGACGAATCACCATAAGCGTCTGGTTCATATACAAATCCAGAATTCTGTAATCCTATAAGAGATGCAGCCAATGGATTATTAATGTCTCCAGCTCCTCCGTCATTAACAAATACAATATTTTCTCCTGTATTAAATATTGGAGATGTCCTGGTTTGAGCACCAAGAATATTTAGTGCCTCTCCATCAACCCAAAGCTTATTGCAGCTTTTAAATAAATGAGCAGAAAAATCATCTATGGTAATAGATACTGGTCCAGATATTATCGTTGGATTAATGTCTATCGTTTTTATTGGAGCATTGATATTTATAGTGCTAGAGGTTATGCTAGTAATCACCCTACGGTAATTATAAATATTATTAGAGAAATCCTTATATTGAATTTTGATTGTCATATTTGGTTTAATAAAAGTATGCAAAGCATAGCCATACTGATTAACTAAATAAGCAGAATTATATTGTATAGATGTTCCTTGAATAGCTGCTGGAATATTAGTGTTAAAGAACTTATCATATCCACTCGGAGCATTAACTACCAACTTAGCGCCAGAAGGTAAACCATATTTTACAGCCATCCATTTTGGTGCAGTAACAGCGACGGAATTAGAATTAGGTGCTCCTTGAACAATATATCTACCAGATGGCGGCAAATACATTGATGCAGAGGAAAACTGACACTCTAGCATCGCTCCGGCTACGGCCTGATGAGGTTTTTGTGTTTGAATAACAAAAGTATTATTTAAAGGATGTTGTGTAAAAGATTCATAATATCTTGGTCTATGAATGTCTAATACTAAAGATCCGTCATGACTTTTTTCGAATACGCCAGTAATAGCAACGTTTTCTGGAGTATAAAAATAATAGGGATATAGATATCTTAAATCAACGCTTAGATTTTGTGCTGGCGGAGATTTAGCCCATACATATTGTGTTTTTGTAGCTTCTTTACCAGATGACATATCCTGATAAGTCCACTTATGCACATGTCTGCGTAATTGAGAATTATTATAAGCTTCTGTTTTATAACCAATATTCGGTACTGTGGTAGTATTAATAATATTTGAAATATTGTTGGGATCACGATAAGTAGCATTATTAATAATACCACTAGTAAAAGAAAAATGAGCCACCCCAGAACTTAAGCCTTTATTCATTAATAATTCGATATTATATGCAATAGTTTTTTCTTTTGGTAGTTGTATGACTGGAGATAAAGAAATCCAGCTTCCGTGTGTTTCTATGCCTTTCAGGTATGCTGCTACAGTTGAATATTGACCATGTTCTAAAACAGTAGTACCTGTTGTTGTGCGGAATGCACCAAAAGCAATCTGGTTCTCTAGTTCTGCTAAACCATATGATCCAAGAGCGATAGAGTTTTTGCCTTTGGCTATAGAACCATAATTGAGCGCAACAGAATTGATACCACTTGCCGTATTGTAGGATCCAATTGCCGCAGATTCTGTTCCATAAACTTTATTGTGATCTCCTATAGCAATAGAATTTTCTGACTCAATAATATTAAAAGTACCAGCAGTTAGTGAGGATAAGCTACTGCTGCCAATAGTATTATCCTCTCCAATAACTAAATTGACATCATTAGTTATTTCTATGTCTCCGTCAACTCTCTGTTTAATGTTCGATGAAGTAATTTTTCTAGCTGGTGAAACACTATCTGTAAATTTAGGAATATAATTATTTGTTCCTTCTATATGATCGAATGTTACATTGTTATAAGAAAAACTACCAGTAATATTACTAGCATTTCTGTAATAAGCGCCGTCTCTATCGTCTAAAAGATCTGCATTAAGATTGTTGACTTTTATACTATTCCCAGCTAAATCAAAAGGAGGAGAAGACGGCGGGGCTCCATTAGATAAAAATCTGATTTGACCAACAACATCAATTCCTTGTAGAAATTTCTTTAGTGCATTGATTGTTTGTTCTTGATTAGTATTGATATAAATCTGATCAGCGATTTCTCTAAATAATACTGTTAACTTATCTCCTTCTAAATTTTGAGTAATATAAATAGTGCTAGCAGACCCGCCATTGATATCGTCTTGAAAACTATTTCCATTGCCGTCAACATCGCCAACAGCACCAGAACCATAAATATTGGTTATAAGTCTTAATTGATTTTCTGTTGGGTAATATGCTAAAATACCAGTTTTGTTAGCAACTGTAGCACCATATTGAAACGTAAATCCTCGTGGTTCAGACGGTAGTATATTAGGACTATTTAAACCAAATAATGGAAGATTGTCATATAGACTTGTTTCTCCACCAGATACAGCTAATCCACCAGCAACTGTTAAAAATCCATCCATCCTATCGCTTTCACTAGCTTTTAATGGTCTAAATCCTAGAGAATCTACGATATCGTTATAAGAAGCATAATAAACGCCATCTATAAGACCTTTAGCGTTTATACGAAATTTGGTTCCGTATTGATCACCAGAAGCGTGTAGGTTTGGTAGTCTGTCTAAAGAAAGAACACCGGTTAAGTTGGTAGAATCTCTATAGAAACTACCTTGTAAACCATCTAACAAATCTGCATCTAAGCCAGACCCAGATCCATCGTTGCCGGGATGCCATGGAGTATATCCTAAAATTGATAAAATATCTAATGCCGTTAATGATAATCCACTAACTACTCTGCCTTTAGAATCAGTAATAACTTTCGTGTATGTTCCAGCAACGCCTGTTTCCGATAGTGATATAGAATTTTCTTCAACTAAAATATCAGCAGATGCACCTATTTGTAATAGAACAGATCCATTTGGAATAGATAATTGTCCACCACCAACTAAACCAGAGCCAGCCTCAATGGTGATACTAGATCCACTAACTACGATAGTACCGGTATTAAGAGGTAATGATGTTAGTTTTGTCCCATTATAATATATAAGTTGGTTTAAATTAAATATGTCATTATTAGTTCCACCTTTGCTAATTGGCACCATACCAGAAATAGCACCAAGACTCAGTTCAGCAGTTCTAGCTATGGTATTATCTACTACGATTTTATTACTAGAAACCGTTAAGCCTTCTCCAATTTTAATATCCAAAATAGCAGTATTATTATTTACTTGTGTTTTCTGAAGACCAGTACCAGGAATGATACCTGTAATAGCATTGCTGTTAGCAGAAGCTAGATCTACAATATCTTGGATAGTATAAGACGAACTAGCTAATTTGTTTCCGTCATATGATATCAAATATCCACTATTAAAACTAGTATTATTAGTGCCTCCGCTAGATACAGGTAAAATACTAAATGTCAAACCATCTTTACCAGCGGGGCCTGCTGGGCCAACTAATCCTCTTTCTCCTTGCGGTCCTTTTTCGATAGTTACCAAGTCTATGGAACTAGTAGTCAGATCAGATACAATAATATTTGTTGTTGTTATCGTACCTTCTTCGGTTCGCAAACTTACTAATAAGTAGCGATTTGGTTGAAATTGTTCAGATACTGATACTATGCTCATGTTACACAGTTTCCACAATCATCTTGTAAATCCGTATCGCATTGAAATGCGTCTGTGTCAGGTACATTACGTGGTACTAGACCTATTCCACCTTGTAAAATTCTAAATACTTTTCTGCCGCCACCAGAATATAAGTCATTGGGTTCTTGTAATTCTAGATCATATCTTGCAGAGCCGAACGTATAGTTTAAGGTTTCGGAAGCAGGGATTTTTAGAACAATTTTACCTAATAATGGATCTATAGTAAATTCATATTGAGAATTTCTTGTATTAGTGACAAATGTTCGAACGGTTGGAGAAGTCTGGTCCTCTATCCATCTTAATCTAGCACACCAATTCGTTAAATTAATTGGAAGTTGATTATCGTCTTTATATTCGAAAGCAATAACAAAAGCGGTTCCCTTTTCTATAGAAAAATTGTACTCTGCTGCTGGCATAATATAATCCTCATTTTATAAATCTCTATGAATAAAAATATCGTGATCTATCACTATATGTTTGCAAATATCTTGCATCAAATTTATTGCCAACAAATGGGCTAAGTACAGCGCGAATAGCTGTTGCTTCTTTAACATCCCAATGGGAAGTTAATTCGTCGTATGCTGCGCATGGTCCTTGTTCTATAATAAGTTTTAAACCAGCAAGGCTTCCTCCAACACTTAAACTGGCTGGTCCTAGAGCTGCTCTAATGCCTTCAAGTGCAGCCTTTGTGCGCAAACTACTTTGATCAAATAAACAAGCGGACTTCAGCGATACTAGGCTAATAAAAATATCGTCATTATTTGATGTTGGATCAGGAGTGATGGATGGTGTTGTGACATCTATGGTATACTTGGTGTCTAAATTAATATCAAATTGAACATATTTTGCCGCTACGGCTATTGCTTGAAGCATTCTTTCATCAGAATAAGTCTGATTTGCTTCATCAACATCGTTGATAAGGGTTCGTACTATGATAGGAAGCTCTATTTGCCATGACATATTTTGACCCCTAATAAATAGTGATATTATTTACTATAATATACACCCAATAGGGGAATAGATTTATTATTTGAGGGCTAAAACCCTTTTAGATTGTCTTATTGCCCTTTTAATAACCAAAATAGCTACTGATTCTATAAATGGAATTTTCCTTTTAGAGCTTTCTTCTTTGAGCCAGCCAACAATGGTAGAGATGTTTTGCTCGCACCAATCTATGCCTCTATCATTCATTTCTAGGGCGTGTCTTTTGCAAGAGCATGTTGGGCTGCTTTTTATCCCTAAAGAAGCTATCATTTTCGATAAAATAGTTCCTGGTCCATTTGGGTTTTCCTCAAGAGTTTTTGGGAATAGAGACCGGAGTGTAGATCCTATATCCGATCCAAGTTTTTCTCTTAATTTATTTTCTATCTGTTGCTGAGTATAGTCTCCGATAATATCATACTCATCTTTATCAATTAATAATAATCTTCCAGGAATATGTTGAATTTGAGCGTATACTGTTTTAGATGATGGATTATCAATATAGAATATGTTCAAACTTTTGAGCCTAATAAGATCAGGCTGAACAATTTTATTGTTTGAATCTGTAAATGGTGGGGGCTGTATTACTATATCTTGATCTAGTTGCATTGCTGTCTCCTGTGTATAGACTATAATATATAGTAATACAAAATAAAAGACGAGCAACTTTATATGATCAGATCCTGGGACTGTTTTGATACATTAATTAGTAGATATTATCACTATCCTTTATCAATCTTTCGTTTAATTCAAGAACAAACAAAAGATGATAATTTTATCACAAAAAGAATAAATGCAGAAAAAATATCTGAGAAAAAAACTCTAGAAGATATATATAAAAACTTACCAGAACACGATATGGATTTGGAATTAGAATTAGAAAAACAATATAGTTATCCAATTTTAGAAAATTTTAATAAGATACAAGATGGTGATATAGTTGTTTCCGACATGTATCTTTCTAGCGAACAAATTCTAAATATTTTACGTTATCATGGTTTAAGTAAAGATATCACGGTCTATTCAACATACGGTAAAAAGGCTAACGGGTCCATATGGCACGACTTAAAACAAAAACATAATATAGCATATCATACTGGAGATAATTTACATTCAGATATAAAACAAGCCAGAGTTAATAATCTCAATAGTATGTATTATGGCGGATCATTTTTAACAAATCAAGAAAAGCTAATTGAAAGATATAGTCCTTATTTAGCATATTGGATAAAGTATATCAGATTAAATAACCCGTACTTTGTACCATACCAAAAGATTTTATTTGATAACGGATCAATTTCTTATTATTATGGTTTATTTTGGATTAAAGAACACAAAGGCGAAGTTTCTATCTTAGAACAAATTAATCAAAATAATAAGCACATTGTTTTAAGAAATAAATTTAATAATGAGACTATAATTCTATATAAAGATATTGATCAAATAACTATACTCGATGAGTCTACTAATAGTAGTAAGGATTTAGTGTCAGCCTGGCAAGAACAGCCTGTTAACACAAATAGATTTGATGAAAATATATTATGGACAGAACAATGTTCGTATAATATTCCATTATTAATTAATAGTAGTTATTTGTTGCCTAAAAAAATAGTATTCTCTTATAGAGATTGTTATTATTGGAAAAAAATATATGATAGCATATTTGACACTAATGTAGATATTTTGGAGTCTTGTAGAAATTCTTACTATTATCCATATAGTCAAGAATATATAAACTATGTTCTACAAATCACCAAAGAAAAAACGATTGTAGATCTACATGGTACAGGATACAGTTCGGGACATTTTTTCTCGAATCAAAAAAGAGAGCAAAACATACTATTTATATCAGAACACAGCGATAATGTAAATAAAAATATATCAATCAAAAATTTAACTATGTGTTTTGACAGAATTTTTAATGAAGATCCTGCCTCAACAAGATTTAATCATACTAGAACGGCATCCAAAAATGGTTTGAGGTGTTGTAGTGGAACGGTGTTAGAAAAATTCAATATCCCACCAAAATTGGGACAAATGGTTGGTTGGGACGATAAATGTATTAGGAAAAAATCAGAACATAATCAAGACATATGTAATATTTTTGACAATGCAGTAGCGTGTGCTGTTAACAAATCCAAGGCGTATAATTTATATATAAATGGTATAGAGGATTTAACAGAAGTTTTGCTTAAGAGGATGAATGGGGATAATTACACAAATACTGTTATTCATTCGTTATGGGATCCAATTAAAAATATAAAACTAAAATGATATTATTATACGATAAAGAAACGGCTATTATTACATTACCAAAAACTGGTAGCACCTCTTTATTTGAAACATTGTGTCGCATTCCGTATAGTGGTGTTTTTTGCATCGGGCCTAGTGGGGATGACCCCAACTACTATGATCATCATTCCGTAATATTACCACAAGCACCTTTTGAATGGAGAGTTTTGATAGTAGTTAGGAATCCTCTTCAAAGGTTTGTGAGCTTATGGGGACACCTGGCCAAAGAAATGGTGTTAAATATGGAAAGTCCGCCAACCGTCGGAGAATTTGTGGATATTATTAGTAATAATGATCATGATTTTTATTTTTATCAATGGAATCAGACTAAAATTTTAGAAAAAGCTAATTATAAATATTCTATAATAAAAAGTGAACATATGGAAGAAGAGTTGTTAGAAAAAGAAATTTTACATAATAAAGGAGACCTTCTTAATCTAAATGTTTTTAATATTACTCAAAAGAGTAAACCATATGATCAGATACTCGATAAAAAAATGATAGAAAAATTAAGATGGTGGTGGGAGCCTGATGCTATTAAATTTGAGTATGAGATCTAACTAGCTAAAAACTAGCTGATCCCCATTTCCAGGAACAAATTCAAAAGTTTTATCGTCATAGACATATATCCATCCAAATACAGCAGTAGGACAGTTAAAAGCACCGGCCGCAATAGGATCTGTAATAGAACTAGGGACACCACCAAAGACTACGCTAACAGATATGCTTTTTCCAGAAAGAGACGCTTCATACCAGTGTGCACCAATTCCTATAGTAAGATATTTCCGTCCATCAGCAGCTGTTAATCCATAGCCATCACATAAGGCTTTACCCGCTTGGACAATAGCTTGGTTATTATTAATTTTGGTGATGTAATTGGTATTGGAGGGTGGACAAAAACCATTCCCTAGATAATTACCAACAGCGGCTATAGACCAACCCAGATTTAAGCCAAAACTAGGCTCTGTGGCTGTGTTGCCTAAATTATCAATATTGATGGTTAAAATTGAATCACATAGTGGCGTAGTGTCTTGTTCTGACTCGATTACTATACAGCTTTGTACTGTTGGTTTCTCGATTGTTGTGATAACGGCTGTATTTATTAATGATCCAGCTATTGGTTTAGTTTTACACCAATTACATTGTTGTATATCATCAACACATGGCGCATTGCTGCATTTACTAACTAAGGTGTCTTTAAGATTTTTATACAAAATAATTTTTTCTAAATATGTTTTAAAGACTATTATTAAATCAGCGTATGATAATGTATATATATTACCATTCTTATCGTTAAATAAAGGCATGGGGGCATCATTGTCATCATCGTACAACGCCTGAGCGTACGATAGAATACTCTTATATGACATTTGATCAGCTATAGATGACCCTAATATTGCATTTTGATTATTAATATTAACTAGTATACCATCTTCTATGGTGGCATTGTATGATGCATTAATTAAATTGATTTGCGCATCTTTAAAAGTTTGCAGCGGCGGGTCACTAATGGTTCCACTAGCAATATATCGATAAATTAAATAACACTCCCATTCGGTAGTATCTTCATTGTCATCATTAATATTACAAGTAGGGACGGGATTGTTAGACAATTCATTAATAATCTTAGTTTGTCCTGTAGTTTTATCTGTGCGAAGTACAGAAGCATTTTCTGATTTGTTGGTAATAATACTCGTCCCGCTCTGTATTACATCAATAAATGCATAAGAGTATTTATTAGAACAAAAATCATTAATATTAGTATAATTACATATCATATTATATATACTCACATTGTCCATCAATACAAGTACCATTTTGTGTGGATGGTCCTGACCAATTAGAAAATGGAGGATATCCTAAATAAGACTCGCAATCTGTAATATTTCCAGGTACTACATATGCTTTAAAGCAGCCATATGAACCTTCGGACCCACCACAAGAATATCCAGGCGGACAATTACAGTCATCACAAGATACTACACTACAAGTGCCACTATCAACACATATTGTACGTTGACACTGAGCTACGCAAACTCCATCATCACAGCATTCGCCACTATCACACAAACTAACACATTGTCCATCAACACAAGTTTCACAACTATTAGAGTCACAAGGCGGATCACAGACCCCTGTGGTAACATCTGAAATTTCTTGATATGTAGAATAATCTATTACAATATTAGACTGAATAATATTTTGGCTAGTTTTATTATTACAATAATATTTATTTGAAATATCATCTGATGTTTTGATGGTCTGTAACTGATTTAATAGATCGTCTTTAACTACTTTTTGTTTAGATACCGTTTCAAAATATTTTGTTAATACTAATTTTAGAGTACTATAATTTAAATAATAAGCAGTATTATTAATATCTAAAATATATGGCATAGCACTGTTAGTATTTTCGTTATATAGGATATTTGCTAAACAAATAATATTACCTAAATGTATTTGATTTTCGATTGTTCCGTCTAATATAATAGTGTTGTAGCTGTCAATGCTGATAGAAACGCCATCTTGTAAAGAATTGTCATAGTTTTTGAGCACAGAATCCGTTTGCAGAGTGTTCGTTACTAAAAGATCAGGACTATTGACAACATTACCATTATTAACATATATTACATAACAGTCCCAATAACTAATAACTTCTACTAAATCGTTATTATCACATGGTTCAATAAATAAATTGGTATCAGAAGATATTGTAATTTTTTGTCCAGTATCTTTATCTGTACGAATAACACTGGTAACTAAATCCCCAGAAGCTGATGTGGGGGTGGTAGTGTACTGGTATGAGAATTTATTAAGACAATAGTCGTAAATATTTTGGTAGTTACATATCATGGAGAACAACCTCCAGGACCTCTCCATGCTTCACATTCTAAACAACAGTCATATTCACTGGTATATAGATTACCATTAGGATACTCTCCAAAATCATTAGGAATATTTCCAGTACAAGTATAATATACTATATTAGTGCTTGGGGATGTATATGGTAAGTTAATTTGATCACATATATCGTCTTCGCCGCACACCCAGCATCCACAATCTCCGCAAATCCCATCATTACAACATTCTCCTTCATCGCACAGATCTACGCAACTACCATCAATACATTCTTGACAAGAATTTGGATCACATGGCGGATCACACAAATTATTAAGTTCTTCACAGCTTAAAGTACTAAATTTAATAATAATATCATTACTGCCTGATATATTGGTCAATTTATTATATGTGGTAGTGGGTAGACTAGTAAAAAATATTTGTTTTTGTATATCGTCTATGCTAGATGCATTATTAATTTGAATTATTATATTATCTAATATTAGTTTATAGTTTTTTAATTTATTGAAATAATTAGAAAGTATATTAGTTAAATTGTAGTAATTTAAAAAATGAGCATTGTTATAATAATCAACTAAAGATGGTAGTGGATCCTTACTATCATTAATATTCATAAGAGTAGCTAAAGATAATATGTTACTAAAATTAATAATATCATCATTTAAAGCTGGTAGAAGAATAGTATAGTTAGTGGTTTCGGAAACAACAGTATTAGAATACGCACCATTTTCAGCTATTGTAATATCTGTAGCAAAATTATCTATTGTAATTAAAATTCCATTAGTTAAAGTTGTATTATAAGTGGTTGTGACATTTTTTATTTGCTCTTCTTTATATTTTGATAATGATGGATTATTTATTATTCCATTATTATTTTTATACCATAAATAGCATTCCCAGGCTGTAAGGGATGCGTTTTCATCATTAGTATCGCAACTATAAATTTGCAGAGAAGAGCTTGGCTCTAATAATACTTTTTCTTGAGTATTTTTATCAATTCTATATACTGATCCATCGTAACCAGTATTGGGTATAACATAACCATCTTTGAGAATAAAACTAGCATATTCATAGACGTATTTGCTAGAACATAAATCATAAATATTGGAATATCCACATATCATAAATGATATCCTATGTAAACTTAAATTCTGATATATCTATACAGACAATATTACCTGATTTTAATCTAATATATCTATAATTCCAATTACCATTTATAACTCTTGAAGATGTTGCTGAAGTGAAACTCGAACTGTTGAATGCTTCTATGAGTGTCCAGTTGACATTATCAGTACTGCCTTCCACACTGGCATGATTAATATAGGTTGGACCATAAAAATAATGAGCAGTAACTGTTATAGATTTAACATTTCGTATCGAACCAAAATCGGCAATTATAAAAGCAGCACCAGTACTACCAGCACAACTGCTAAAAGTACTACCAGCTGCATTCACATTATCTTTAAGATCATTTATATTAGGATAAAATAGATTACCAATTGTAGTACTCTTTGCTCCACAACAAGGAGCACTACTAGTAAATGTCCAAGAAGATATTGGTCCATATGACGGCGATGTTGTGGTGACAAATAGGACAACAGGATTACTACTAAAATAACTTGTATTTTTTGTAGATAAAGACAAACCATATGTTCCTGGTCCGGGTACTGTTAGTGTAGCACTTGTTGCGGTATAATATGTACTAGTTTTATTTGATGGAGTTGTTATATTCCAATATTGTAAATAATAACTAATATTACCTGGAATATCATAGCCACTAGCTGCTGGTCCAGATGGAGCAACCCATGTCAAATTAATACCGGTTGCAGAGCTTGCTGTTGCGGTAAAATTGGTCGGAGAAGATGGTGATGAAAGTCCCTTGGATATACATTCATGATTAAGCCATGATGAAACACCGCTAGGATTATAGGCTCTAACGCGAGCACAGAATGATACACTATTATGATTAACGCATTGAGCATTAAGATTAACATTGCCTGGGATGCTGTAAGTAGTTAATTGAGTACTAAAATTGCTATCAGCAGCATATTGTACTTCATATCCTGTTATTGCTAATCCTCCATTATTAGAGGGTGTTTGCCATTTAAAAACAGGAATGTGAGAACCAACAACAGTATTGCCATAAGTAAATCCGGTACAAGTAATATTAGAACCAATAATATAATAAGAAGTATTCCATGATCCCCAAGAACTAGAAGTAATTCCATTCTTAGAGATACCACTATAATATGTCAAACCATTCATTAAATATACATATACAATACCAGTTTGAGATGATGTTAATGCTCCGGCCTGAATGGCAGCAGTGCGTATGTCGCTATCATGTGTATAAGGATTTCTTCCCCATATTGGACCCCCACTATAAGGAGTAGTTACTCTAACTCCATAAATAGTATCTAATTGACTATAGTTTGTCATATTTATCGCATTATTAATAGTCATATTGAATGAGCCATTCTGCGGAACTGCTGTAAATGACAATGTACTATTTAATGGTGGAGATGGAGCAGAGTAAGGCGGCACCGGAGTAGCTTGGCCAATATTAGAGAATGATCCTGTGCCTATGGTATTAAGAGCCCTAACTCTAAAATAATAATTAGTATTATTAGTCAGCGACGATATTGATGTTTGTAAACCAGTTACGGTTGTATTATTTACATTAGTAGCAAAAGTAGAGCTAGTGCTATATTGTAAATTATATCCAGTAATTGCAGATCCTTTGGATACTGGCTTATACCAGCTAGCAAGCACAGTAGTATTTCCTGGATTTAAATTATATAGCAATGGACTATCCGGAACTTGCTTACTGAGAAATGTTGATGAACTGTTGGCACTAGATCCAACACTGTTATTAGCTTTTCCTCTAAAATAAAAAGTACTATAATTACCAGTTATTGGAACATCAAAACTAATAGAACTTATATTGTTTTGTGTTGTTAGTGTTAATAGATTACTAGTAAAGCCAGACCCAGAAGAAACATATATAGTATAATTAATAATTGGAGAACCACCATTGTCTGCTGGTGGATTCCATCCTAGGTTTATAGTATCATCATCTATCCAATTAGCAATAAATCCAGATGGAGCATTAGGAATTGTCAGGGGCTTATTGGGTACAGCTAGCACACCTGAAGAATATGGTCCGTAACCTAATTGGTTATAACCTCTCATTCTAAAATAATACGTGGTATTATTTGTCAAACCAGTAACAGTGATAGGCGTATAGTTAGCAGTATGCGAAGAGGAAGTTACGCTAGAAAAAGCACTATTGGTACTACGTTCTAAACCAAAGAAAGAAATAACATTTCCTCCATTGCCGGTTGATGGTAAATAAGATATGGTTATAGAACCATCTCCAACCGATGTCGATAAGTTGATAGGTGCGCTTGGTACTGTTTTAGCCAATGTGAAAGAAGAATGAGTTCCTGTGCCAGCAAGATTAATAGGAATAATTCTAAAATAATAATTACCGGTCGATGTTAATTCACTGCTAAATTTAGCTATCTTAAACTCTATTTTGTTATTTTTATAGTATAGGGATAAACCTTGAGAATTTGTTGTGGGTGATGTTGTAGTTGGAACACCAACATAAAAAGTCGAATTGTAATTTGGTGAAGTATCCACATCAGGAAAATTAGCATACATTGATCTATCGATACGATAACCAGTAATTGTGGATCCTCCGTTATTAGATGGAGCATTCCAGCTTACATATGTTTCATCAAATCCCCAAACGCCGCTCAATGAGCTAACACCAGACGGAACATTATACAATGGCGCGACCTCAAATATATTTGATTCTACTGATTGTCCATAAGAATTACTACTATAAAGCTTGATATAATATGAGCTAGAATCAGACAACCCGGTAATACTACCAGAAGAATCTGTAAATGGCTGTGTATTTACTATTTCGTTTGGTGAAGTGCCGTATAGTGCTGTATATGATATTGTAGAATCACTGTTGGTTGGTGGGTTCCAATCCATATCAATTTTTCCACTGCCTCTTATTATTGAAGCAAAATCTATTTTTCCTGGTTCTTTACCATATGGAATTTCATCGTCAATAAAAAATTCTATACTAAGTTCTGAATATAAATTTTTAGCATTAGCTATAACATTTAGATATGCATCGTTACTAATAGTAGCAGTAAAATTTTCGATTAGACTATTGTTATTTTTAGCAACTGTTATTTTTGCATTATTTGATCTGGGTAAAACAGGTAATGGGGTACTAACTCCAAATTTTTTAGCGCTATTACCAGCACCAGTGCCAGCCTTGAGGGTTGTTTCTACTTTTTGATAAAATCTTTTGCATTTATTGAGTTCTTCATTGTAGATTAAAGGCTTAAAGTTAGTAACTACTGAACCAATCTCTAGTTTAGCTCGACCTATATCAATAATTGAGGAATTACTTAAAGCGCCAGACGGAGATATTTCAACCATAAGTGTTGAAGCATTATCTGGAACAATAAAAGAGTTACTATACAAAGTCCAAGCGTCTGTTGCTAATGAACCACTAAAAGCAGCATCGCTAATTTCTATTTTACCGTTCGCCAACGAATTAAAATCTGTGCTATAGTAAACTCTACCATATACTAAACCAGTCCAGTTACTATCGGCTGGTTTTTTGGCATAAAAACTAAAGGTTGTTGTTTTCCCTCTTAGCCCTGCTGATATATCGCTATCTATAGCTTGAGATAAAACTGGATAAGAACCGGAAGACAGTGTTTGTAGTCTAATAATATTAGTAGCATTATCTAGTCCAACATTGCCAGCGATTCTAGAAGCTTTATTTGAACCGTTAGAAATCATATACCAACGATCTGCTGTAAAACCACCAGCATAAAATGGTGTTCCTCTTTGCCATATATCAAAATTACCATTAATTAAAAGATTATCATTACTACTTCTAGTAATATTTTTAGCATAATTTAATATCTTGACCATAATTACCCTATATCAGGTTTATCTTTTTCGGATAAAGTTTTATTTATAGCATTTAGCTTTTCGTACAATTGACCAATAGCAACAAGATCACTAGCCTTAAAAACACCTCGTTGAGTAGCCAAATCAATAACTACCATTAGATTTTGAATATCACCAGCATTTAATTCCATGATTTTCTCCTAAATTAAACTCCAGAAGGTGGAGGAGCAACAAGCCCCTGTTCTATTCCGGCCTTCCTTATATATAATAGTAATGATTGTACTATATTTGCAAGGTCGTTATCTTCAGCACTCTTACTTAAAATATTATCAATAATGATATTAGTTCCAAGATCATTTGGCATAAATTCTGCTACTCCATCAAATACTCCAAACTTTCTTAGCAAAATATTAGCATTAGCATCTCCATTAACATTAGGTGCGCTAATATTTACATTGGATACCCAGTATTTATCATATGTTTTTGCTGGTATCGTGCTTGGTTCAATTGGTTCTATAGTTGGTAACATTTTATTCTCCTTTATTTTTAGCCGCACATGAGCGTACAAGCAACAAGATATGAATCATCTGAATATTCTGTTATTTTATTTACTGAAGAAACTTTGCCTATGGTACTAGATCGTACAATATCATCATTTTGGGCTATTGCTGTACCATCTCCAGCACTTTCTAAAAGATCACCGGATTGCACAATACCTTTTACTCTAACGTAATATGCTCCCAAACCAGCAACATACATATCTCCAGTACTAGCATAATTTTCATCCCAACCTAAAAATACTCCGTAAACTCTTTTGCTTTTTGGAATATCGCTTATTTTAACACGTACTAATCTATCACTTTTACCATCAATCCATTCGCATGTTTCATCTAAAGTTTCTAAAACTGTACCACGTAAAATTTCTGGTTTACTATTATCTATTAATTGCGACCAGTGAGATCCACAGAAAGCATTATAACTAACAGTATTTCCAGCTATACTAATAGATCCCTCAAGAACAGCATCTTGATATAATGCAACTATGGTTCCGTCAGCAGCTTTTAGATTTAATCGTAAACATTCAAAGGATGAGCGGCTGACGCTGATGTAGTCGGTGGCGATTGCCACGCCGTTGGTGTTTGCACCTGCTGGGTCTGTGGTTGTAAATTGTCCAACTAATACATTTCCGTTAGCATCTACCCTAAATCGTTCTGCTCCACCAGCCGTGCTAATGCAAAATATATCGGCCCCAGCACTACCAAGAAATGGTCCATTACCAGTTGAACCATTATTTAATTGAACACCGTATTTTTCAGTAGCAGCAAAAAACTGAGTACGTCCATTGCCTCCAACTCGTACTCTTTCTACTCCAACAGTATCAAAAGTTATATTATTTCCAACACTTCCCATATCTGGCGCATATGTTACAGCAGTATCTTGAAAAGCTAATCTGCTTCTGGTTCCTCCGGTATTGTTTAGATATGTTGTGATATTATTGGTTGCACTAGCACTACCAACAACGTGTAAACGATAAGATACCGTAGCTGTTCCTATTCCAACATTTCCACCTTGTCTATTTAAGATTAATGCTTGATGACCAGTTTCAGCATTATTAGTAGATTGAATCTCAGCATATTGACCAACACCGAACTCATAATAACAACTCATTTTTAATCTTTGATCAAGATTATCAATAAGAATACTAGTTCGTCCACCGTTATTATCTTGCATTACTGATAATACTTCGGGTGGGCTTGTTGATGCTGCTCCTATTCCAACATTTCCAGCACTAGTTATTCTCATTCTTTCAGTATTATTAGTCCCAAAAACTAATGCCTTATTAGGCTCAACTCTTATTAAACCATCTTCTGTACCCATTAATCCTATTAATAAGCCACTAGCGGTAGTAGTATCCGTATTCGATATTCGTAAATAAACATCGTCAGCGGATGATCCGTGGATCTGGAGACGTTGTGTGGGAGAAGATGTTCCTATTCCAAGATTACTTCCGTCAAAAGTTAAATTACTTTCAGCATTAATTCCAACACTACTTCCAGTACTAGTAAGTATTCTATTATCACCACTATTAGCTATTGTGGGTAATAATCCAGTAACTCCACTACCAAAATTAGTAATGTCAGATATGGTATGAGTATGATTTAGTTGAGCATATTGTGCGGGACCTCCTAAACCAGCCCACTCTACAACATCTCCAGAAGCTCCTGGAGAACTTAATAAGAAAGATGTTCCATTTGTAGCAGTATAGTCTTCACCATCCAGTAATTTAAATCCATTGTAATATACTTGTAGATTACCAACTAAATAATTTGGAGTAACAGTAAAAGTATCTTTAGCTGTTGTTAATATCTCATATCCAGTAATGGCAACCGCATATAAATTTATTGTTAAGTTTCCATCATTATCATTATAAGAAACACTAAGTCCTGTTCCGGCAACTATTCCTGTGCCTATTATATCCATAACATCTTCTGCTGATACTGCTCCGCCAGATGATGTGCTATTTATTGTATAATTTCCATTATTAGAAAATATGCTAATTCCTGTTCCAGCAATTATATCTTTAACTGGTAATAGTCCGCTTACACCACTATTAAAATCGGTAATTTGACTACTAGAATGAGTGTGACCACTCAAGCTAACTCCGGTACCATTCACCAAAAGATTTTGACTAAAGTTACCAGTACCAACAACATCTAGTTTATATGATGGTGAGCTAGTACCTATGCCAACCCTATCTGTGCTGGCGTCAGTAAATAAAAGATTAGTATCTGTGTCGCCCTCTACTCTAAGATCTAAATTAGCCCCCTGTTCATTAACTGTAAACTCGCTGTTGTTCATCCTAATATAGTAACCAAGATATGAGGTGCTATATCCAGTTAAAGGAATGGAGCCTTGTCTTATAAGTCCAAGGTTTATAGTAGATCCTTTAAACTGACTAATCCCACTATCGTATATGAGGGTATATTCATCTACTAATAAGGGATAACTAAAATCGCTGATTACATTATTGAGATCTTGTATATTTTGTGAGGAGATGTTGGTTAAATATCCCTGTAAGGCGTGATTGCCCCATCCATGAGCAGCATTCCAATTGGTTGAATCACCGCTAGTGGCTGTAATAACACCACTAACATCCAGCTTAGAAGAAGGTGAAGATGTGCCTATACCAATATTTGTTCCATTGTCATAAATTATACTATTATTTAAACTATTAGTTCCAGTCCATTTTGTAATAGAATTGGCTGAACCAGTTCCTGTTGGAACCGCTGTGCCACTAACTTGTAATGTAGTAAAATTTCCACTAGAGCTAGGAACCCACAATCCACTAACACTATTATACTGTAAAAATTGTCCATTAGTCGCACCGGTTACAGCAACATTATGAAGCTCTTCCAACTCATAACCATTTTGAACTCTAACCTCAATAACTCCTTCGTTTTGATGAGTTCGTACAATAGTTCCCATAGCCACAATATGATAAGGAGCATATGGTTTAGTTGTTGTTAACGCTCCTGATACTGTAGGACTCAAATATAAAACTGATCCATTAACATCTCCTATTGGCGCAGTTGGATTAAACTGATCAGTATTTAATCCTGTTAATGCGCCGAGCACAATAACTCTACCACTGCTCATATTATCTATAGCTTCGTAGGTTATTCCATAAGTACCAGCGCTACTAATATCAGCAGTAGCAAGAGCTTTTTGTATAGTAGGAAGATCACCCTGACCACCATTTATATAAACAGCAGTCATTTTGGGAATACTAGCCCCTGTTTTATTAAATACTGTTGTAACAACCGAAGATGATGTTTCAACAGATGTCATAGTATTGCTAATGGTATAAATACCACTAATGCTAGAAACCGATATATCTGATCCTGCAACTATGTTTTTGACTGGAAGAAGCCCGCTTACAGCATTATTAAAATAGGTTCCGCTAAGATTAACAGGATTTAATCCTGACCATTGAGTAAATCCATCTCCAATTTTTAAAATATTATTTGTAAGATCATAGCCGGGTTCACCACTAGCTAAAACAGGATTAGTCGATGCCCACTCAGACGATAATCCTTTGCGAAGTTGTATAGTGTTATTAACTGGCATAATAGTCCTATAATCTTACTAGAAATGTACTATAATCTACAATATAATAACCAATATAACAATTATGTCAATCAGGGTGAACCACCGTCGATTACAGCGTAGTAGATATAAGTTGGACTACCAGCACTAACGCCACTGATTCTAGTTAAGCCGTCTATTACCGTACTAGTTTGTCCTAGATTTACTACTGTACTGCCTAATGTTATGCCGCTACTAGCTAATTTAGTGACCGAAATTGCAGCAGTTGCATTAATATCTGCATTTACAATAGTTCCATCTACAATTTTAGCACTAGTAACAGTATTATCTGCTAATGTGACACTAATATTAAGAGTACCATTTTGTAGATCCGTTAATGTAACAGATCCTGTACCAGTAACATCACCAGAAAGAACACCGGTAATAATCGGATCTGGTTTATTTAATACTTTTGACCAGTCAATATTGGCATCTATTTCGCCAACAGCACCACTGAATACTTCACTAGTATTTGTAGCATCGGGAATAAATGTGAATTTGCCAGTATTATCGTCAAAACCAAAGAAACCTACTTTAGCTGCGCTGCCATTATGATATAAGAATTCAATACCCCTGTCTTTATTATCATCAAAAGTTGGACTATCGCCGCTGCCAATAGTGATAATTGGATCTCTAAGTTTGGTTACTGTGCTTTCAATAGTAGTGGTTGTACCCGCTACACTAAGATTACCATTAATTGTAACATTACCAGTTGTTGATAAATTATTTGTTACATAAACAGTGCCTAGTGTAACATCTCCAGTTGCGGACAAATTTCTTAAACTACTAAGATCTTTATTAGAATCAACTACTAAAGCTCTACTAGCCGCTACGGTACCAGCTGTAACACCAGATAAATATGCTAATTCAGCTAGCGTGGCTCTTGTTGAAGCATCTGTAATATTTGCCCATAGGTGGGTGTGAGAAGATAATGCATATCCGCTAGTATCAATTGTCAGTGTTCCGGCGCCATCATTATAAGATAGTTGCACACCAGTACCAGCAACCACCATACCACCAACGACATCTTGTACAGCTTCATTAAAGTCTGTGATGTCCGTTGACGGATGTTGATGAGCGGCAGCTGTAAATCCGGTCGGTTTACTGGTAATGTTGCCCCAGTGAACCTGACCGCCAGCGCCGCTGGTGTTTAATTCTGTTTCGGTATAGTATCTATCATCATGTGTGTGACCGCTAAAACTAACACCAGTAACATTAATATTAATTAATTGAGTGCCATTGTCGTCGTATTCTATATAAATTCCCGTACCGCCATTTAGTCCAGTAGCAACAACATCTCTAATTTCTTCTGGGCTAATACTAGCGGCTGTTACTCTAGCATCAACGGCAGAATTAAAATCCGTCATCTGAGTCGATAAAATGCCAGTCACAGAAAATGTTATAGTATTATTATTATCATCAACAGAAATACCAACACCACTATTACCAATTAAAATACCTCCAATAAGATCTCTAACATGTTCATTGTCTAAATTAATTTGATAATCATCACCAGCTTGTACAACACCTATTCCAGTTCCAGCTGATACTGTGGTTGGAGAAGATCCGGCGATTACAATATCGTTACCACTTAATGTTAAACTAATATTTGAACCAGCTCTAATAGCATTAAAAATAGAAATACCAGTAACAATATTATTACTATCTCTAGAATATGATAATCCAATTCCGGTACCACTAGACAACGGAATGCCAGGATAGTAAGGCAAGCTTGTCCATGTGGTGAGACCATCACCAACTTTAAATAGCTGGCTATTAGTATTAAGACCAACCTCACCATTGCTGAGAGTCGGATTAACGGTATTCCAACCTGAGTTACTGCCTCTTCTTAGTTGTAGTGTTGTATTAACTGGCATTTTAATTCTCCGAAATTAGGATGGTTTTATGGTGTTCCGCAGTCTATCTCATAGTTATCGATAAAATTACTTAAATAAACATCTAAATCAGTAATTTGAGATGTTGTTATGGTTCCAGTAAATGATACTGGTGGTAGGTCTGATACTAAAATTTTTTCAGTATTAACAACTTCCAAATAAATATTAGGAATATCTGCTATAGAGCCGCTTTCGATCTCTATAGATGTCAATGGTTCACTTTCAATTTCTACAACATAGATATAGCTCATTATGTACAATCCAATAAAGTGTCAGTTTTACTTTTACGCTTCAAAATAGTTACAGTACCATATATAATTCTAATAACGTATTTTCCACCTTCACTATAAAAGTTATCGTCTGACTGCAATTCTAAGTCATATTTAGCATTAGTAAATGAAAATCCATTGGTGGTGTTAGCTGGAAATAATAAAGTTAATTTTCCATTAGCACCATCAATAGTAAATTTATATACACTATAATCAATGTTCTCTGTTGTAAAAACCTGTGTTACATTAGCATTAGTCTTCCATATTAGCCGAGCACACCATCCTGTGATATTGATAGGACTACCGCTATCGTCTTTATATACTAATGCCAATTTAAAAGAGCTACCTTGTTCTATACTAAAGTTATATTCTGCTGCTGGCATTAAATGACTCCTGAAAAAGAGTGCTTATCATTATATTAATACACCCATCACAATAATAAAAAAAGCCGCCCGAATGAGCGGCTTTTCTTATTCATTGCAAAATCAACGAACTATTATAGAGAGCCAAGAAGAACTCTACGATTATCAAGAACAGCAAAGCCTTGCTCTGCCCAACCGTAGAAACCAGCTCTTTTCTGACGATGTAGGGTATCGTCTTCGAAGATCTGAACCTCTTCACGAATTGGCATTATGAAACTATCTCTCTTACGGAGATCAAGGCCAACAACTAGCTCGTTGTCACCACCTGGGAGACTGGCGCTTAGTGTGTTGTTGTAGAAGAGTTGATATTCTTGACCTTCACCAAGTTCGTCTAGGTCGTGAAGATTAACACCAAAGACTCTGTTAACAGAACCATCAGCAGCGGTATAGATTTCACGACGAGTGACTTCATCAACCTGATCAACGCCCCAATTACGGATATCTTCCATAGCTTCGGGAGAAACGTATAGATCTGTTAAAAGACCACGATTATTTGAAGCAGAGTTACCGCCACCGTTACGACGCATAACGGTCTTCATCAAACTAACGAGACGCTTTGTGAACTGACCAGCAGCAGCATCACTATCATAAACTACGATGTTGCGATCAACACCAGCAGCCAGAAGTGTATGCCAGCCATCATCATTCATCTTCTTAACAAATGAAGCCTCTAGAACTTCCATAGCACGACCAACAACATCCCAGCGAGCATCTCTAGCATACTTTAGGAGATAGTCGATACTGGCGCCAATATCGAAGGTTGGGACCATAACATAGTCACCCTCAACATGGCGTTCTGGAATATAGCCGTGATTTGGAACAGTATAGGCAACAAAGTCCTTTTCTGTTCCTGGAGCTAGAAAATCAAGGGGAAATTCTGGAGTAGCACTTTGAGCCAAACGAATTGGTTCGAAGATGCCGTTCAGAATATCGCCATTTAATACACCCTGACGAAGTGGCTGCTCTAGAGCTTTTGCAAACTCTGCATTAGCAGCTAACGATGTTTCTCTGTGTGCAGAGCCAGAACGAACAAGAAGATCTGTTAATTCTGGTGTTGGTTGAAAAACTTTACTATTTGCTGACATGTTTATGTTCTCCCTTTTGTTTGATTAGGCAATGTTTACTGCTACTTTGACATAACCATCTGCGTCTTTTGAACTCAAAAAACGACCAACTTTATAAACTGCATCTTCTGTTGTGCCGTCCGCAGGAGCAGAAGCGGAGAAATAACCGCTTGCACCAACATAAGCAGCAGCACCAGCAGATGGTGTACCGGTTACAAGATTAGTTGTAACTTGACCAACTTGTAGCAAAGTAACTTTGCCACCGACTTGAACTTCGTCTTTGTGCCAATTGATGTGTTGTCTTGTAAGATCAAGATTAACAACATCATTTAGAAGAACACCAACAGGCTTGCATCCGCTAGTTGTTGCGGCGTAACTAACAACAGCGTTGCTGTCGTCCATTGCCACGCCAGAACCACCGGTAGATACTGAAGCAACGCCACCTCTGGTAGCTGTTGTGTTCATGAAAAATGAAACGTCTGTTTGTAATTCGATACGATCAGGTTTTAGAGCCATGTTTACTTCTCCCTTATTATGAGTTTTTACCGAGTCTAGCGCTTACGAATTCTAAAAGTTCTGCACGAACTGTTTCTGTTTTTGTTTCTGTCTCATCACTGCCAACACTAAGATCAACAGTTTCTTCGACTTCAACTTCTTCTAGGGCAGAAACACTTTCGTCTTCTGATGCCATGGGCTTCTTCTTTGGTGGCATAACGGCAGCTTCTTCTTTCTTGGTCTTGTCTTTCTTGATTTTTTCTAACCAAGGAGGCATTTTACCAGCAAATAGTGAAGTCATGCTATCAAAAGCTTCGTCTTCGATGGATTCGAATTTATCCACAACACTCGCTGCGACCTCAGTGTCTACGCCTTGTTCAATTAGAGAGGCCATTCTTTTCATTTTCTTTTCTTTCTTAGCCATCTCTTCTTCTTTCATTTTCATAGCGGCTAAAGCTTCGTTAGCGACATCTAGTTCGCTCTTAGTTTTCTTAGCCTCTTCGTCCATAACTGCCTTTTCACTATCGTACTTTTTGGCTAATGTCTCAAGTTCTACATCAAAAGCAGCTTTCATCTTCTTCATTTCTTCTTCCATATCTTCTTTTGCTGCTTTCATTTTCTTCATCTCTTCGTCTTTTTCTTTCATAGCAGCTTCAAGAGTTTGGTTAGTATCTTTGAGTTGAGAAGCTAATGAATATGCTTCTTTGACAGTATCAGCGCAGTTAGCTGAAACGTTATCAATTTTTGCGCCTAGTTCTGCCACTTGTTTTTCTAGATTTTCAGTCATAGTTATATTCTCCACATTTGAGGTAGACTTATTTAGTATTACACCTGAATTAGATAAATCTTCATTTTTTTTCGTCAATATATCAGTCATTTGCTTTTTAGTAAAAATAATACTATCAGGATTAGCTGGTTTATCGACAAAACCTTTACCACTAAAAGTGATATTTCTTAGTACTCGACCTATCTTATAGTCTTGGTGTTCGCCTTTTCCACCATAGGCTCTAAGATGTTTTGTTAAATATGCAGTATCATTATTTCTTGCTAAAATTTTATATTCTGAAGTGGCTTTATTAATTAATCCATAATCAAAATTTCTAAAATAACATTCCATACTAACATATTTTGTTCCATTTTCAATTTCAGCAATTAATTTTTCAGCTCTTTCTTTAAGATCTGTACTGCTAAAAGCCCTATAAATAACTGAACCAGTTAAAATATGAAATTTATCTGGTAATAAACCAGGATCAATATTATCATCAATTGGAGTACCGTCTTCATCAATAGGCCAATTAGATGTGATATGTCCTATAATAAGATTTTCATCATGTTCCAGATTAGTGGGTTTATCTTCAGGTGTTTTACGAGCAGCCCAAACTTCAGCTTTATCAAAAATATCATCGTTTTTATTCCAAGAAGAGCTTACTAAAATTGATTGAACATAATATAGATCAGCATCGCTGAATGATCCGGAACTTTTTGCTGCTATACTTTTTAGCTTAGATAATTCTACTGGTTCCAGAATAGAAGCATATGCTATAGAAGCAGAACTAGATATCTGTTCTGCTAATCCATCATCTGTCTCTTGAGGATAAATAATCATATGATGAAACCTTCAAAATTATTATTGTTGATTAATAAAAGCATAGTATGTGGCTTTAGCCTGTTTTTGTTCATCTGATGACAATTCTCTGCCCAACTCAGATACTACGCCTTTTATCCATACACTATAACCTTCTAAAGATTGATGATTTATATTAGATATTTTTTCTGAAATATATTCAGAATTAATTGTGCAGAAGGGCTTTAGTCCAAAAAGTATTTCTGCTTTAAGGTTTTCTAGCTCTTTAACCTCTGTGCTTGATAGTGATCGCAAATTTTTTTTCTGATAAAATTCTAGCATAATGGGATTGATAATACTAGCTATATTTTCTTGTGCTTGTGACGCCCAAAGAATTAGACTGGCTCCGGTTTGCGGTCGAAATTCTTTTTGTTTGCGCTTTTCGGAATCTCTGGATAATTTTGGCCTGCCTTGCTGCGGCTCCCCTGGCAAAGATTCTGGCGAATCTTTGGCCAACTGTGTTGGTTTAAAAGCTTGCCTTAGTTCTAATGAGCTTTTTTCTCCATTTTTTCTAGCATCTAATTGTAGACCAACTTCGCTAGGAGATGCTACGCCACTTTGTAACGCAATTTTCTTGAGTCCGTTTTCTGGTTGTGGATCGTGCCAAGGCCCGGATTTTTTAACCATTCTTTCACTCTTTCTATCTCTAGCTTCTCTATTAAGTCTACTCTTTTCCATGTCCGGATCAATGCCAAATCTATGTTGTAATAATTCATCGCTAATAAGACTTCTATCAGCTAGTTGTATTAATAGAGCCTTTTCGGCATCTTCGTTACTGAGATCCATTTTATCAAATTCTACACGAGCAGGGTATCTAAATCCCATGGCTTTTTGTACTAAAGCTATCTCTCTGTCCCAAAATTCTGTTAATGCATCTCTTCCGTATTGAAGTCTCTGTGTGAGAGTTTTTAAGCTGATAAAGTTATTTGTTGTTCCAGCTGCTCCATACGTTCCAGTTAGTGTTGGAGGAATACCTAAGCCAGCATAAACACTATTAAGGTGTGGCGTATATTTAGCTTCTCCTAAAAATTGATGAACATTAGTTTTACTCTCAATTAGTTCTATATCTGGACCCCAAACAAGATCCATAGTGCCGCCACCAACATTATTACCAAGAATCTGAGCCAGCTTTGCTGCCGCAGCTTTTGTTGGAGAAATTTTATGTTCAAGGCTACCGAGTTTAAAAATGCGAATATTACTAATTGCGCCGTCTAAAGCCGCCATATCTGCTAATTTTAATTTTTCTATAACTGTAATATCGTCCATAATACTATAGATCATAGGATAAGCCCAGCTTTGCCAATCATCTTTCTTGTAATGAAAAACTAAAACCTTATCCGGGTCTAGAGGAAAAGGCTTCTTGGTTTTAGCTGCTTCAACAATTTGAATTGGTAAATTAGTTACTATGGCTTGTTCTTGTGGTGTTTTGGGAGAATTAATAACTCTTCTTAAGGCTGCTGGTAATACTAGTTCGTAGGTTTTGCTTGGAGAAAAAGAGGATAAAGCTCCAGCAGATACCTCAACATAAAATGGATCAATGAAAGTATATTTCCATGGAATTTCTCTTTTTTCTAATTTGATAGTTTCTGTTTCGTTTATTTGTAAATCAGCATTACCAACGGCTTTATATAGTTCATCAGATACTTTAAGACTAAGTTTTCCAGTTTGTCTATTAATAACAACATTGCCTGTTTTGTATAGATTATTAAGAAATCGTTCGCTGCGTTCTTTGCCTTTGATTTTTTTAAACCATGTTCTGTAAAATCTTTCAATTCTTTTGTTTTTATGAACTAGACGAATACCTTGGGATCCAAAATCGCCCATAAGATCGACAACATTTTTTACTAAACCTATTCGTTGGTAAATATCTTCTGCTTTTTTAATAATACCTTTTATTCTTTTAGGAACTGCTTCGTCTGGTCTAAAGAAGTCATAATCACTACGCGTTAGGCCAGGACGACCATCAGTATTAGAATCTAAGCCAGAATAGTCTAATCCATAGCGTCTCATAGCAGAAGAATGTTCTACTAAAGTATATTCCGACATAGCTTCTGAGGATGTTTTAAGAGCTTCTTTTTTACTGCCTAGATCGTCTCCCCATGTAACATAGGCTTCTTCACCAATTATGGAAGCATCATTAATAGCGCTACTTTTTGGATATTTTTTGCTCATATATTTTTAATACCATTGTATTGGGATTGTAATGCGATTGTATCTTTAATACACTAATTATCTATAAATTCCGCCGTAAATATCGTCGTTGGCCCCGGCTACAAACCAATCTGGTCCTTTATACATCTGTCCTTCATGTTTTACTATTTGATCTCTGTTACCTCCAATAACCTCATAGTTATTTTGAGGAACTAAAGCTATTCTTTGTTGTCTAGCTATCATATTAGCTATTACTAAAGCACTATATCGGTCTTTTCTTAGTCTTCCTTTTTTACCGTTTTGTAGTTTAACTTCTGGAGTATCCCATCGATCTCTTCCTCCGGACCCTGTACTGGTTTGTGTCATTACTATAGTAGTAAGCTCATTTTTTAGTTCTTCTATTTCTAAAATGCATTCACTGAGGCTGTCATATAGTGGAGATAAATCTGTGTTCATAATATCTTTACCTTCTTTATCTAAAGCTAATCCAAGTGTTAATTGATCAAAGCGAGGAAATAGCAAAGCCTTATCCTCTAAGTCTTTTCTTAGTCCATGATTAGCCTGGCCAGTCCAATCTGCTCTAACAAATTGAATTAGTTCAAGAATATGTTGTCCTGGTTGATCATCAGTGTCTTTAGATTTATCATAATCAATAACAGGCCATATTAAAGATTCTCCTTCTTGAAGACGATTAGGGTCGTGTAAAGCTTCTTCAATAGATACTCCACCACCTTGAGCATCAAGCCCGATGCGTAAAGGAGGAAAGCTTTTCATTAAATCTCGTATCTTTCTAGCACAATAGCTATAAAAATCATGGTCTTTAATCAGCCCTGTTTTTTGTCTTTCTTTAAAATTATTACGATTAGTAGTCCAACAATAAACTACTCTACAATGGTCTTTATGAACTTCTAATATAACAATACTAAAGTTGTCTCTTTCAGAAGCAGGGTCTATACCATATACATAGTGATGATTAGCGTTTCCAGTTACAGTTGCATCAAATAGAATAGGTTTACTATCTAGTAATATGGGTTTGGTATCACTAACAACACAACTCTCTATAAGGCTTCGTTTAAAAAATCCGTCACTATCAGCAGTAAAGCAAGCAGCGTATTCCATATTATATATGCCAGTATGAATAGTTGCTTTGGCTCGTGCCACTTGTTTATCATCCATAAAACCTTTGGGTATTAATTCATACGGTATGCGAATAATACTATAGTCTTGCCAATTAAAATTATCTGGAACTTCTCCATTAAATATTTCTCCTAGCTTTCTATTGTCTCCGCCGCTTTCTATAATTGCTTTATATCGTCTCCAATAGGATGCAAAGTGTTTAAAGGCATAATCAGCAGTTCCACTAATAATAGCTTGGTTGCCCATTTTATAACTTAAAATTTCTAAATCATTATTCCAAACACCAGCATCTTTCATAGCTTGTTTACGGGCTTCTTCTTTAACGTTCTGAATAGGACTAGCAGATACAGCAGCGAATCCAGCTACTACTGTTTCATAAATGTCCGGAGATATTGATGCGAACTCGTCTGCGATGATAATGTGTGCTCTTAATCCTCTAATTTTGCTACCATCGCCCATTGGTACAGCAATTGTCCAGCTGTCTCCTAACCTTATTGTACATCTATCAACATCTCGACGCGGACCATCATCAGATCCTGTAAATATACTGCGTAAGATTGGACTAGTACGCCACATATTTTCCATATATTCAAAGATAATTTTACTTTGACGAAATGCAGCACCAACAATAACTATTTTAGTTCCCGGATGAAAAATACATCGTAAAACAGAATACAAAGCTAATAAAAAGCTTTTACCCCAACCACGACTAGCAATATACATAGGGAATGGACGATTCCAAAATTCCTGTAAAATTACTACTTGCATAGGATGAAGTTCAATATTAAAAAGTAATTTGCAAGTGGCACCAAAATATTTTGGATCACGTAATAATCGTATAAGATGTAAGTCTGGATTCTCTATCTCTTTTTCGGTTCGTCGAATCATAGGATTATTCGGTATGTTTAAAACCGACAAATCACCAAGACCCAACCAAGCATTATCAAATATTTTTTTCTGGTTGTCCGTAAAGCTCATAGATTTTTCTCATAATTGTTATGGCCATTTTTTCTGCATTAGACGCATCGCCACAGAATACTACTTTAATATTATGTAATATTTGTAGTTCAATAATATGTTTAAGAATAAATTTTGGACCTATTTTTAATTTATCCCACATTCTTTTGGGAACATTCGAACCCACAGGATATATTAAAATGTCTTCAAGATCAAATTCTAATAGTAAAAAAGCATAAGGAATGCGTCTCATGCGATCAATAACATCCTTGAATCTTTTTTCCGTAATATTATTAGCGAATTCGCTAACGCTTCCTTTTCTTTCTATACAAAATAGGGTCTCTAGTCCTTGTAGCGAATAGTCTCCAGTATCTAATTTAGATACGCTTTTAGTCATGTGTTCAAAAACCCATGGATGTTGTTCTCTTGTATCAACAATAATATGAAAGTTACTGAAGTCTATCATTGGCTAATATTCTTAAAAAGGTTTCTGCATAAATTTCTTCCATGCCTTTAATTAAATCATGATGATATTTGCAAAGAGTAATACCGTTATTAATATCAAATCTTAATCCAGGATAGTTTGCCCAAGTTTTGATATGATGAGCATTAATTTTTCGTTTTAGAGTACAATTTGGCCATCTGCACTTATACTGGTCTCTTTCGTAAACGCTTTTGCGCCACTGTTTATATTGAGAATCTCCAAAATTTCTAAACATGATCGTATACTCTAAGATCACTTTCAACCATTTCGTTAACTAGGTCTTCGAATGAATAGTCGCTATGCCACCCAAGACTCTTTTGGGCCTTGGTTGGAATACCTCGTAAATATTCTACTTCTGCTGGTCGATATAAATTTTCGTCAATAGATAGGTGATCTTTGTAATTTAATCCGGCTTTACCAAAAGCAATTTTAACAAAATCATAAACACTATATGTACTGCCCGTTGCAACAACATAATCGTCCGCAATATCATTTTGTAACATTAGCCACATAGCTTTAACATAATCTTTAGCGTGGCCCCAGTCTCTTTTGGCACTTAAATTTCCTAGCTGTAAAACTTTATTAGTGCGATTATTAACAAGGTCGCCGATATATTTGGTTATTTTTCGCGTCACAAAGTTTTCGCCTCGTCGTGGACTTTCATGATTAAATAATATGCCGCAACATCCGAATAGCCCATAAGCCTCACGATAAATTCCTACTAATCGATGACTAGCTAATTTGGCTACTCCGTATGGACTTTGAGGAATAAACATGGTATCTTCGTCCTGGTATGGTTCATCATATTTAATAGTATCATAGTTTTTACCATACATTTCGCTGGTGCTAGCTTGATAAAAGCGTGTTGCAGGAGAGTGCGCTCTAATGGCCTCTAGTATGTTGACTACTCCTAGAGTGTCAATTTCTATGGTTGTGGACGGATTTTTAAAGGATGATCCTACGTGGCTTTGTGCTGCTAAGTTATAAAATTCATCGGGCTGATATTTATTTATTAAATTAGATATGCCTGCTGGATCCGTCAGATCGCATTCTTCTAAAACTAAATAGGGGGATTTTATTAGGTGATGGATTCTATCAAAATTATTAATACTACTTCGTCGATGCATTCCAATGACTTTATAGTTCTTGTCTAGTAGTAGTTCTGCTAAATAGCTACCATCTTGTCCAGTAATGCCTGTTATGATTGCGGTTTTCATGAATTTTCCTCTCGTGCTAAAACAATCTCTGGGGTAAGAAGCGGACTATCCAGAGTATTATCAGCATAAGAGTGATATTCGGATAGTTTATTTTTATAGTTATCGGCTGCTATTTCCATAATAGCCATTTCTTTGCCTTCTTTTTCTCTTGTTTCTTCGTCTTCAAGCATTCGTATTAATCCGACCCAGGAGCTTTTACCATCCTCTATTCTTTTGATTCGTTGTTCACGAGTAGCTTTAAGGTCTTTGCTAATCTTTTGCTGTTCATTAAGCAGTTTGGTATACTCATTAGTATAATTAGCGATACTGTTGCGGGCAAATGATAGTTGTGTTTCGAGATTGGCCAGTTTTGGAATATCTCGTTGATCTTCACTTTTGGCATATTCTTTATCCACTTCATTTTGAAGTTTTTCGGTATCACTAATGTGGCGTTTGCGTTCTTTCATGCTGCGGTTAATAAGAATATCAATAGTGATAAATTGTTTGATTTGAAGTTCTTCTGCGGGCAAAACATCTTCTCGAAACTGTTTAATTAATCCTACCCAAGTATTTTCAAAGTAAGATAATTCTCCACTATCTTTATCAAACTGTTTTTCAATCTCAGACCAAAAGGTTTTTAGATATAACTTTTGTTTAAGTATTTGATCATCTGATGATGTTGATGATAGTTGAGTTTGTTGAACATACTTTTCAATAGGGGCGGTACTACGATTAAGATTAGCTGCAATTTGTTCAATAGTTAAAGCGCTAATATTATCTCTTATATACTTTTCTTCGTCTAATCCTAGTTGTCCTCTTTTTTTGGGACCTTTATGATTTTGATTTTCCATGAGTATCTAGTATCTCTTTAATAATAGGTAAAATCTTTTGTAGATCAGACTTATAAATTTTATCTCCGTGTTTTAGTTTAAGATAGGTTTCTCTATGTGGTGCAGGAATGTGCTTGTCTAGTAGGTCGAAAATTTGTTTATTATTAACATAATCGGCTACTGATTCTAATGAGTGTAAATTAAGAGAATTATCTCCAACATCTTCAATAGCAACGGGCTTCATGATATTCTTCTTATTCATATTGCGAGTATACCAAGCATCATATTCTTCGCAATCATTTTTATTTTTAAATTCTGTGCATTGATTTTGTGAATTGGCACAGTGTTTGTCATAAAAGCGACAACTTAGACAGGGTTTATCGGGCCTTTGGTAGTTGTCTCGTTTGTAATTAAATAACCGATTACGAACATGGGTCCATAAAAAGTTTTCTAGTGGGCGAGAGTTATCGTACTTTTTTAAACCTTCAAGAGCAAATATAGCTGCCTGTTGTTTCATGTCTTCAATACTATGATATCCAAAATTAAATTTGTAGGCTAATCTTTTGCTAATGTTTTCTAAAACTGTAAGAAACTCTTCTTCATTCACGTTGTTCGGTAGTGGGTTTTTCTTTTTGCTCATATAATAATTCTGCTATGCTTTTTCCTTCGGGCATATTAAGATCGTTAGTAATATCTACGGTTCCTGATGCTTTAATGTCTAAAGTTGAATTTGCTAATGAAAAATTCATAATTGAACCTCTTGCGTTAAAATGATCAAGTATTAGTATAATACTGTTGTTACACTATTTGTCAACTTAAATAAGGAAAAAATTATGGCTAACTACAAAAAGTGGTCAAACGAAGAGATGGAATTTATAAAGAATAATCACGGGGTTGTGCGAGATGAGGAACTTGCTGTTAAGCTTAGTCAAATGACCGGGCAAAATGTTACAACGGCCATGATCAGACGACAAAGGCGAAAGCTAAGTCTCAAAAAGAGTCGAGGCAGACCAAAGAAGCAAGGCATCTTAGCATCAAATAATCAAAACTGATAGATTATAAAGACTATTCAGGGGCCATCTGTGAGGTTTAGGTGATACATTTATGGTATGTGTCGCTTACTGTTTATGCCCTCCGGGCGGCTTTTTGAGATTTATTCTCAATAACGGCACAAAACGAAAAAACCCCCCATAGGTGGGGGATAGCCGCAGCAAATAGTATGCCACAAAAAATCTTTTTTTCTCTAATTTTTTTTCTTGCAATTGCCGATACTATTTGTAGAATGATGGAAACGAAAGAGAAGGGTAGAAAAATGTTGACGATTGCAAAGATTCAAAATTGTGTTCAAAAGATTTTTGGCGACGAGTCGCATAACGTGCGAATCGTACACGCCGGAAACATGTTCAAAATCGAGATTCGGAATAGGATCCATGACGGGGTGTGGATTCGTTCCGAAAATATGATGGAAGAAAAAATCAACGATATTTTCTACGATTATTGTATCGAAAATGCCGATTGGATGGGGATTTCATAATAGGTAAGATGGGCGGATTAGCTAATCTGCTCGGGCAGCAAATATTGTGCCACAAAAAACAAAAAGATTTTCTATTTTTTTTTCTTGCGTTGGCCGATAAGTAATGTAGAATGATTGAAACGGAACGATAAGACTAGAAAAAAGGAAAAGTAAAATGGCTATCTTTACTCGCCCCCGTGCTAATGGTGGAGTTGACGTTGTGGGAACCCGGATTGTCTGCAACTATCAGGGGTCGAAGGATCCCGCCCCTCTTCGAATTGAGGGTATCGTCAAGAGTCAACGAAAAATCGAGGGTAAGGGTAATTTGCTCGTGGTCGAGACTGCGGACGGGTTCCGGTCGATCTACTTCGAGAAGGCTACCGATGTCACGTTCACCATGGTCGAGGGTGACCCCCGCCGTCGGGTGGTTCGCAACACCGACGATGGATATGATGCGTGGAAGGATAATAACCTTGTGAAGTATGGATACGTCCCCCGATATAGGGGGCGTTGGTAGTCGAAAAGATTTGCTGTTTTCTTTTCTTGCAATTGCCGATACCTAATGTAGAATGAGTGAAAAGAAAGAGAGAAGGAAAATGAGAAAGCCCCCTAAGATTGAAACGATAAAGGGTAAAATTAATGCCTATGCTTATAAGTGTGGGTTTACCTATCATCCCCAAGAGGATGGTACGTTCGCATTATTCGATATCCATATGGGGTATTACGTTTGCCGTGGTTCTCATGATAGGATTGTTCAGTTTGTTGTAGATGAGTTGTGGGCTAAGTATTATAGGCTTTGCCATTCTTGAAAAAGGAAATACAATGAACATTTCAGAAATGATCGTACGGCTTGAAGAATCGGGATGCACTGTGCAACGTGTTCCGGGAGACAACCGTACACTACACGTTGACGGTTATCACCACCCCCAAAGTAAGGGGTTGCCCGATTGGTTGTGGGACTGCCCCGGATGGGGGATATCGTCGTGCGGATGGGGTAGAGCGTTTTTGTTCAAGGCATGGTAACCCCCCAATAGGGGTGTGTTACCTAATCCGGCCGGTCAGCGCACCCCACCTATGGGGTATCGACGTAAACCCTTACGGCTTAAGGACTTACGACGAAAACGCGCCCGCAATTTTGACGTAAGTGCTTATATATCAACGACTTACGACGCATAGCAAATATCATGCCAAAAAATAATTTTCTTTTTCTAATTTTTTTTTCTTGCAAGTACGATAATGATATGTAGAATAAGTGAAAAGAAAGAAAGAGAGATTGAAAATGGCAAACCTGATTGTTCTGAATACTAAGGCTGAGTTGGTTGACCTTATCAACAATACGGAAATGACGACGTTTGTAAATCGTGTGGCCTTTGCCATGGATTTGCTTGACCATGTTCGTGCTAATGGTAATGAGATTGCCATTGACGATGAGTTAGGATTTATGGATGATGGTGGATACATTCAGATTGACGATATGGGCTATGTTGTGGCCGATTTTGCAATCTGCTGATTTTCTTTTCTTGACAACTAAAGTTTCGAATGTAGAATGTCGATATAAAGAGTAAGAAAGAAAGAGAGAAAGAAAATGAACGTTGGTGATTTTATTTTCGCCGAATATGATAACGGCGAAATTGTGAACGGTGAAGTGGTCACGGTTAGAACGTTTGGGGATCGTATGCTCTTGACGGTCAAGGCCGAACAAGGGTATCGGTCGATCTATCTTGACAAGTGTATCACGTTTGATATGCTGGAAGCCTCTAACTGAAAGTGTAATATGTTGACTGTCAAGCCCGAACATTATCGTAAGACTTTCGAAGATATGA